TTGTTGAAGGGTGAGAAGAAGGGTTTCTTGTCTTCTGTTCTTCACCTAGCACCTGCAAATCTTTCTGGCAAAGAAGTATGTCCTAAGCGAACAGCTGGATGCACTTCTGCTTGTTTGAATACTGCTGGTCGTGGTGGCATCTTCAAGAAAGGTGAATCCACTAATGTAATTCAACAAGCACGAATCCGTAAGACCAAAGCATTCTTCGAGGATCGTCAAGCATTCTTGAATGAGTTGGTTGTTGAGATTATCAAAACAAAAACTAAAGCAGAGAAGCAAGGGTTGACACCAGTGTTTCGTTTGAATGGCACTTCTGATCTCTCATGGGAGAAATATGAAGTTGCTAATCGTAAGAACATCTTTGAAATGTTTCCTGAAGTGCAATTCTATGACTACACTAAAATTGTTGGTCGTAAGGTTTCTCACATCAAGAACTATCACCTGACATTTTCCAATGCAGATGGTAACATCAACGATGTGTTGAAGGCAAAATCTTCTGGTATGAATATTGCTGTGGTCTTTAGAAAAGAGTTGCCACAGAAATATTTGGGTTTGCCAGTTATAAATGGTGATGAAACAGACTTGCGTTTCTTGGATCCAAAGGGTGTTATCGTTGGCTTGAAGGCTAAGGGTAAAGCGAAGAAAGATACATCTGGCTTTGTGGTGGCATAATGGGAAATATTCTAGAATTTCGTCCAATTTGTATCAATAGAGGGTGCAAGAAACCTGTGACATGGACTCGTAAAAATGAAGATGGAACACATCGTTGGAAACCTATATGTTGTTCTTGTGAAAAAGCACAGCAAGGCAAACGACCATATGCAGCTGGAGTTACTTCATATAGAACTGGAATTTGCGAAAACAAAGATGGTAGACTAGGTTTTAAATGTGCTGTGAATCATAAACTTCTACCCAAAGGCTTACACATAACTGAAATTGATCATAAGAATGGAGACCATGCTGATAATCGGTTATCGAATATACAGGAATTGTGTGTGGTATGTCATAAGATTAAAAGTAGACTCTCTGGTGATCTAAATCGCTGGAAGAACTATGCTGTTTAAAATAAAAGGATTGAACATGAGTATAAATGAATTTCTTGAAGTGCTGGCTGCAAACCCATCACGAAACTTTAAACTAGAACAACTGAGGTTATATAGTAACAATGAGACATTGCGTGAAGTGATTCGTCTTGCGCTGGATCCATTCACTCAGTTTTATCAGCGTAAGATTCCATCTTACACTACAGACAAACATCAAACAAGTTTAGATCAAGCACTGGTTGCCTTGTTTGACTTATCGAGCAGAACAGTAACTGGCAATGCTGCAATCGAATACTTGCGTATGCTTTTATCTTCTGTTTCAGCTGATGACGCTAAGGTTATTGAACGAATCATCAAGAAAGACTTGATGTGTGGAGTTCAAGCATCCACTGCTAACGATGTATGGATGGGATTGATTTCCGAATATCCATGCATGTTATGTTCTCCATTTGAGCAGAAGTTAATTGACAAGATTAAGTTTCCAGCCTATGCTCAAATGAAGATGGACGGTATGCGTTTCAATGCTATTGTCCGTGAAGGTAAGTGTGAATTTAGGAGTAGAAATGGAAAAGAAATTCAGTTATTGGGCAACCTTGAGCAAGAATTTATTGCTCTTGCTGGCGATGTCGATTGTGTTTTCGATGGTGAACTTTTGGTTATGCTTGATGGTGATCATCAGTTTGCTGATAGGCAGACAGGCAATGGTATCCTCAACAAAGCCAACAAGGGAACAATCTCTGTAGCAGAAGCAGAAATGGTTCATGCTACTGTTTGGGATCTAATTCCTTATGTTCAGTTCATTGAAGGTAACTGCCCATTCCCTTATTCAAAACGATTCTCAACTCTACAAAAGTTAGTTGCTGATCAATCGTCTAATAATAAAAAGATATGGATGGTGACCTCTACTATCGTTGAAACGCTAGAAGAAGCACAGGATATTTTTCAAGAGTATCTTGGTCTTGGATATGAAGGAATCATTCTGAAAGATGGCTCAGGTATCTGGGAAGATAAACGAGCTAAGCACCAGATTAAGTTTAAGGGTGAATTGGAATGCGATCTTAAAATTGTAGGAACTGAACCACACAAGAAGAAACCTGAGTGGCTTGGTGCTATCATTTGCGAATCCTCTGATGGTATTATTAAAGTAAATGTAGGAAGTGGATTCAATGATGAACACCGTAAATCGTATAAAGAGAAGGATCTTTTGGGTAAGATTGTCGCTATTAAATACAATGCTCGGATTAAGAATAAAGCTGGTGAAGAGAGTTTGTTCCTCCCAGTCTTTGTCGAACTACGAGAAGACAAGGATATCGCAGATTCTACTAAGGAAGTGAAATGAAACTAATTGATAGAATGGCATCAGATGCTAATCTAGATGTTTATGCTCTGGGTAAGGACAAAGCCAAGTGGGATATGCGTTTAGAAGCATACACACAATTGATTATTCAGCACTGTGTGTATAAGTTTGGACAGACTAGGATTGAACCAAGTCTTGAGAAATATATTATGGATGGATTAAAAAATGAGTCTTGATGTTGATTTGATGGTGACACAACCAGTGTCTGTTTATGAGGGTAACATTACCCATAACCTGAATAAGATGGCAATGGAAGTTAAACTGAGTAATGGTATGACACTATATGATATTATGTGGCGACCTGATGAGCAGGAAGGATTGAAGTTTGCTAGAGATATCTCTGAGTTGCTTGATGAAGGATGGAACATCCTGTTGAGTGATCCTGAGAAGTTCAAGAAGTTTAATCCTGAAAATGGATGGGGTTCTTACGATGGTCTTTGCAACTTTGTTTACAAGTATCGCAATGCTTGCTGGGACACTCCAGACGCAGAGTTACGAGTTTCCCGATAGTTGCAGACTGGTTGTCTGAAATTCGAAGGTATCGTATAATAGATTATAGGTTGACTACAGGAGATTGATATGCCTAACTGGTGCACGAATGCTGTGACTATTAGTCACGAAGATGTTACAAAGATTGATGCAATTGAAACTGCGCTGAAGACTGAAGAGAAAAACTTCTTCCAAGCGATTCGTCCAATGCCAACATCTGAAGAAGAAAACTGGTATAGTTGGAATGTGAATAATTGGGGTACGAAGTGGGATGCCTCAGTTTATGATTGGGAACGACAAGACGAAAACACCATCACTATCAATTTCGATACTGCATGGTCTCCTCCAACAATTCTCTATGAGTTCATGGAAGAAGAAGAAGGATATAATGTCGATGCATACTACCATGAAGGTGGAATGTCATTCTGTGGTAAGTTTCAAGATGGTTACGACTCTTACTACGAATATGATATTACTGATCGTCAATCAATTGAAGACTTGCCAGAAGATGTCGTTGACTTTGCTGACTTGATGACTGCTCATGAAGATTGGGTAGCAGAAAACGAAGAAGAGGAATGGGATCCAGCTGAAGAGTTGGAGAAAATTGAAGTATCTAAGGATGTAAAATGAAAGTAGCAATTAATACATGTTTCGGTGGATTTGGTATTTCAAATGAAGCATTTGAAAAATTACTTGATCGTAAGGGTATCGCTTTTGATAAAGTTGAACCAGAAGAAGATCGTTCATTCATGGGTGCTTCATATTACGAAGCAGGTCATGCTGGTGATGATGAACACTACCTAAGTGATTATGATATGACAGGGAATCGTGCTGATCCAGATTTGATCGCAGTGATTGAAGAGATGGGTGAGGGAGCAAATGGTTTCGCAGCAGATATTCGTATTGTGGAGATTCCTGAAGATGTCAAGTGGCACATCCATGAATACGATGGACTTGAACATGTAGCAGAAGACCATAGAACTTGGAGTTAATATGTATGATATTGAAGAAATTCGTTTGGCTCGTGCTCTTGGAAGAATGATCGAAGAGGAACTCAAGAAAGGTAATAAGTTACCTGATGAAGTCCTCAGAGCATACGAAGAATTATACAAGCACTGGCAATATCAAATGAATACGGAGTTGTCATGAGCGCAATTAAAACTGAGAATGATGCAATGTTTCCCTCTGGCGGATTAAATATTCCCTATGAGGTTGGACATGGTATTACATTGTCATGTTTAATTGACAGTCGTAATTATCTTCAAGGTGAACTTGATCAGTGGAAAGCCAATCCTAAGGATGAACTGAATCCAGATGGATATTGGTTACATCCTGAAGATGTTGTTGGAAACATGAAGTATATTCGTGCAATGAATTTATTGATTAACTATTTTGGTGGTGAAAATGCGTAGAGAATTAGACGAAGCACTGTGTGCAAAGTATCCGCTGATCTTCAAAGATCGTAATGCGGATATGCGAACCACAGCCATGTGTTGGGGTTTAGAATGTGGTGATGGATGGTATAATATCATCGATGTTCTTTGCGGTAAATTGTGTAGTGAATGGCTTGGTG